CGGATCGGAGAGCATGTTGTGCAGGCGCTGGAGATGCGTGATGCCGTCGTCGCCCTCCTGGCCCATCTTGTAGAGGAAGTCTCGGCCAAAGGCCCCCAGATTGTGGATCGCGCCAGCTCCGGGTTGGCCTGACCCCTTGGGGGCTTGTTGTTTGACCCATTCCTCATACGCCGGGAACTGATCCTTGGTGAAGTTACCGTCCGCCGCCATGCGGATGAAGCGCTCGATGCCTTCGAAGGAGTCGATGAACAGGCCTTCTTGCGCGTAGGGCGAAACGCCACGCGACAGGAACGACCACATCAGAAGCTCGCCCGTGGTTCCGATCGACATTTCGCCGGCTTCGTACTTCTGGCGGAAGAGCTTGGCCTGCTCGAACCCGTGGTTTGCGTCCTCAATCTGCCCAGGCTTTAGGGTTCTGAGCTTTTCAATGGATCCTTCGCCATTGATATCGCGGATGAACGCGTAGGGCGGGATCGGGACCTCGCTGGAGCCCAGCGCATCGCCCATCATGTTTTCCCAGGCGTCGGTGCTCTTGGCGGCGTGGGGGTGATCCTCGAGGACCGGCGTGATGTTCTCGAGCTGCTTCGGTGCGTTGCCGTTTGTGGTCTTTTGGACGAATTTCGCCTTGGTCTTGGGCGGGGGCGGATTGGGGACTTCAACGCGCAGATCGGGTTCGAACCCGTGCTTGTTGCCGTCCTCGACCGACGCCATCAGGCCTGCAAGTTCACGGTCGCGATCTGACAGGCCTTCTTCGATGGAAGGGGTGCGCGCAGCTTTACCAGTCCGGATGATCTCGTCCGGAAACACGTCGCGCGTGTCAGCAGTTGTCAGCAAAGGCGTGGTGTGCCGACGCGTGAATTCAGGCATGTGACGCCGTGCTTCCACGTCTCTGGATTCACGTTCACCGGAGATGTTGCGATACATCTCGTAGCGTATTTGCGCGGCTTCAGGCACGTCCTCGCCGGCTTGAATAGCGTTGCGCATTTCGTATTTGTCTTTGTTTCGAATGCCGTTCGCGATTGTTTTGTATTTAGTCGCGGCTTGGTTCGCTTGATAACGAGGCATGAAAAACACATCACGCGGTGTGGTTTCTTTCATCTCAATTGCGTTTTGACGCACAATGAAAGATATTCTTTCCCATTCTTTATTTAAGTCTTCCACAGGACTTGCTTCATACAAGGCTTCAAATGCTTTTGACGATGCATTGGCAATTTGTTGGTCCAGGGGCGCTAATTGCGCTAACGGCACACCGGCGCGCAGAGACGCAGCTTTCATGCTGTTGAGCTTCAGCCATTCGTCCATACGCGGATCTTGCATCAGCTCCTGATAGGCAAGTGCACTAGACTCAGCGTCAGCGGCTTTGTTTTCAAAGGCAGGAATCAACCGCTTTGAGTACATTTCCAACTGTTCGGGTGTTGCGTAAGAACCCACGGTTTCCGGGTTGCCGCCTGGGTCAAAACCTTCATGCTCTTGGATTCCGTGTTGGATCTCATGCAATGTTGTGCTGAGCGGATCGTCAGATTTCGGAGTGATCTCAATTCTGTTGGTCGTACGGTCAAAAGACCCGCTGTAATCCGGTGATTCAGTGCGACCGATCGTCCACTCTTTGACCTTGTCAGGATAAGCCTGCATTAGGGTCGGATGCGTCAGCATCTGATTGAGCGGGGTCTCTTGCCCCGATTGCCAATTGGCGAAATCCTCGTTCAGGCTCGCTGGCACGTCCGACAGCTCGTATCGCGGCATCTGATCGGACGGATTAATGAAGACGCCGGTCTTGTCCCAAATCTCGCGCGGGCTGTAGCCCTGTGCGAGCATGCGCTGACCTTCTTCCCAGTTCGCAATCAGTTTCTGGTTCTCAGGGAAAAGTTTGCGCGGATCCTCAGCCTTCAGGTTCTCATAGGCTTTTTGACCAACGAAGATATAGCGGTTGGCCCCGGCGCCATCCGCTGTGCCTGAACCATGGGTGATCTTGCGTTGCGCAGATCTCAGGATAGCCGCGAGCTCCTTGTCAGACATCTCGATGTTCATGCCCATCATGCGCGCGAACTGTTTGATCATCGCGGTCAGCTGGGACTTGATCGAGGCATCCAGAACGCCGTTCTCGGCTTTTTGTGCCAGCACCTCCTCGACGGCGCGCAGCTGGCGATTGGGCTCGTCCGGATAAGCCTCAGGGTGCGCCTGGAGCCATTCTGCGGCCTCGCGCTGAACCGTGGGGCTGGACTGATGGATACGGCCTAGGGCTTGGTCCAGTTGCTCCCCATACTTGGCATTCAATCCCAGGTGTCCCAGCGTCTCGTGATAGAGAGCGGAGGTCGCGTTCTCAGGGGATCCGATCTGGTCCGCGATCAGGTAGACCTTGCCATCCGGACCCACGAGCGCGCCGGTCTTGCCAGACATCCCATCGCGCTTCAGTTGGGCAGCAACCTCTGGAGGAAGGCTGTCCTCGGTGGGGACGACCTGGGCCGTGGTGTTGCTCTTCCAGTTCTCTGTCAGGCGGTCTACGTGGCTCTGGATGCCATCCATGCCGGAAGGCATCGCACCGGCCTCAGGAGCCCGCTCTGGGGCACCAGAGGGCATCCTAGGAGCACCGGGCTCCTTCATGCCGCGCACAAGCTTACCTAAGCCTTTGGCGCCCCCTAGAACTGCCTCAAACGCCGGTCCCATCGCAGCGGCCTCGGCGGTCTGCTTGGGGTCGAATTGATCCTGCGTTCCGCCGGCCAGCTGGGCGAGCTGGCTTGCGGTATCAGCGCCTGCGTTGACGACGCCCATCTTGCCACTACGCGCGGCGAATTCTTTCGCCAGGGTCGCAAGCGTCTTCTTGCCGGCCTCGGCAGCAGCAGGAGCTTCCCGGCCAAGCCAACTGATCTCGGTGAGAGGGATGGAAGCGGCGAACGCAGGATCGCCCAGGCCAACGAGATTTCCGCCCAGCGTGGCGGCACCGGCTGCGGTCTTGTCGAGGATGTTGCCTGGGGCGGAATAGAACGGATCGGCGGCGCTGGTGGCCTCATATTCGGCCTTGTTGCGCTTCACCGCGCTGGCGAGATCCGTACCAAGGTTCCTGCCGTACACATCAGGACCAGAGGCCTGCGCGCCTCGGATCAGGGCTGCGAGGACTGCCGGTCCTGTCAGGCTGTTTTGTACCGCCTGCTGAGCATTCTGGCCCAAGCGTTCGCCCAGGGTGCGATGCGGGCCTGTCGAGGGTCGGAGCGTGGGGGCGGGGCCAGTAAGGGCTGCGAAATTAGAGGCTGCACGCATCTCATCAGGCGTGAGCTTCGGTTGATCCGGCAAGCGCGCGCGCAGCGCTGCCAGCGGGCTGAGCATCGATTCGAAGGATTGATCGTCAGCCATATGAATCTCTTATTTGCGCTTGCAGCGCTTGCTTCCACGAGCCTTGGACAGTGCGATGGCCACGGCTTGTTTTTGAGGCCTTCCTGCGCGGATCTCCGTGCGGATGTTCGCGCTCACGACCTCGGGGCTCTTTCCACGACGGAGGGGCATGTGTTGTCTCCGGGATCCTGCGGGTGGGAGCAACCCCGCAGGAGAGGATCAGGCGCGGTTGTCGGCGCGCTTGGCGTTGCGCTTCAGGGCGGACTTCGCCTTGTGAAGCTTCGCCGGCGTGAACGGGCGCTTGTTGGGATTGTACGAGCGGACGGGATCGGTCTTGGCTCCGGACGGTCCAGTAACATCAGCCATGGGTATTTCTCCTAGCTAGGGTGGCGGTGTGCACCGACTGAAAATAGCACTTCCCTTGACGGGAGAAAACAACGGGTGTTTTTTAGAAAGGTGGGGGACGAGGAGCGGGGAGGCTCTACTCGTCCCCCAGAACGGTTTCCTGAAGCGACAGGACCGTTCCAATGACCCACCGGCGTGGGATCACGGCTTAAGCATAGCCGTGCATCTACTGCCGTACAAGTCATTGCAGCTGTCGCCTCTCGGAGCGTGGTCCTTACACTTGGGCGGCGCGCTCCGGTCTGGCCGGCTACCGTGGAACACCCCAAGCCGGCGCGGGTGTCCTGAAGGCGGACCCGTTGGTGAGGAGCGTGAGGCGCTCTGCAAAGTTGCCGCTGACCTGTGGCGCGCTCACGCGACTGCAGGGCCTCGACGCGACGGCCGGCTCCGGTGAGCATGTGCGAGATTGCGCGGAGGCTAGGGCCACTCCGTCGTGGGTGTGCGATTGGGCACACTTACGGGGGAAGTGGTTCCTATGCCTCTTTGCTCTGACCTCACCAGTAAGCATAGGGGCTTGATGCAGTGCACAAACGAAAAGAGCAGGCCTTAGCCTGCTCTGGAGTGGTAGCCAAACGTGTCAAGGTTAGCGCTAGGGTGTCTGACGTCTCCGGGTTTCCCGGTCGATCACACTCACGACGGAATCCGTCAGGATGTCTAATTTAATACAATCCAGATCACCGCCGGTGGACAGGTCCGCGTAGTCCCTGACGTCGTCCCAAGACATTTTTGGGTCGTAGTTCAGTGAATCTGCGATCAGTTCGGCTTCGTGCCCGATGTCCATGCTCATTTGAAAGATCCTTTCACAACGGCTTGTACGGCGGCGCAGAAAGCGTTTGTTATTTCGGTGTCGTCTGGCGGATTCTCGCCGGCGTATTTGGGCCCGTCACGATCGTATTTCACGCGATTGGTTATGTAATCATTCAACGTCCGCATGAAGTCATAGACGGCGTTGGCGGTGGCTATTTCTTGGTCGGTCATTTGGGTGTCCCTTGACTTGGCCCCTTGTGGGCACGGATTGGTTCTCTCACATCCCCTCCTTACGGTCAAGGCAGGAATTGCACTTTTTTCCTTGAGCATTCCGGTGTACGTTTTTTGTGATCTGCGTTGCAGCGCATATCAGTCCGATCATGGTCGGTCCTTGGTTTAGCAAAAGCGAATCAATTAACGGCGTTGCCGCGCGGTTAATTCAGTCCCGTCGAGCGCCAACTCGGCGGGATTTGCTTTTTGGGTTTCCGCCTCGAGCATTCCGATATAGCTTGAGCGTAGGAGGTGCCCCCATGGCTGATGAAATAGACGCGAACTGCAAGCACACGTCGATCGAGTATGATGTTGGCGGACTGGCCCAGCCAGGGACGAACGTCATGTTGACCGACATTGCCGCGCGCTGCGCTGACTGTGGTGTCCTGTTCAAGTGGTTGGGCCGGTGGTCCAATACGCCCAAGCACGGGATCCCGCACGTCTCTGAGGACGGCATCTGGCTGTCCTTGCCCATGATCCCGGATGGCGAGAACGCGTTCCGCCTGATCCTGAACGAGGATATCCCCCAGTGACCGACACACCCCCGAAGAGCCGGCGCGGCTTCGCCGCCATGTCCCGCGAGCAGCTGCTGGAGATCTCGTCCAAGGGCGGAAAAGGAACGCCGCCTGAAAAGCGCACATTCGCGCTCGACAGCACCCTGGCCAAGGATTCCGCGCGCTTGGGAGGCCTTGCGAAGGCCGCTAAATCGAAGGTTCCGGATTGATGTGCGGAAATTGCGTCAATCTGGATCCGCACGCATTACCGTCTGGTGTGCGCTATTGCTGGCGTCATTGTGTGTGGAGATGGCCTACCGAAGAGTGGCCAGAGTGTTTAATTCCGGCCACCCTTGCGAGTGCCCCGGCAGTTCCATTTCTTGAGGCTTAGCGCCTTTCGGGTGGGTTCGCCATTGGGCTTGCGCATAGGGCCTTTCATTCCGCCCATCCTGGCGCAGAACGAAGCTTTCCGGCCTGCGTCCCGTTCGGTCTTGGGATGCGGTGCCGGCGGCTTGATATTGTGGCCCTGGGCCCTCAACGAGGCCCGCCCCTTGGCATTCAGACCACCGCTGGCAGACTTTCCTTCCTTGCGTGTCCAAGCCCCGCTCATCGCTTGCCCCGCTTCTTCTGACGCTGGGCCGCGCGCATGTTGGCGACCAGGGACGGATAGACGGATCCAGATCGCTTGGCATCGCGCTTGGCGGAAGCTTTAGCAGCTGGGCTCAGCTTGGTCGATTTCAGGCCCTTAGGCCGCGGGCGTTCCCACACTTCGCTCATGATGACCTCAAGGCCGGCTTGATCTGCGGACTGTGTCCCTGACTTCGGTCAGTAACTGCTGGACGTTGGCCATGCCGACCTCGAGGCGGATGAGGCGATCGGTCAGGTCGTGGAAGTCGCGCTCCAGATCCTCGGCCTTGGACGCCTTCTCCTCGAGGGAGCGGACTTTCTGACCCATAACCCCGAATGTGTAAGCACCGCTCATCACCGCTGCTCCGATTGCTATGATATCAGCCCAAGTCGGCATGAAGCCCCCCATTTCGCACCACAAAACAGACCCCCCGGCGCGAACCGGGGGGATTAGATCAATCAGGCAGTCGGCGTGAGCGAGGTTGCAATCGCGTTCAGCGAGGTGGCAGCTGCCTCGATTGCGGACGTAGCAGCCGTGATGGCCGCAGTGTCCTCAGGAGGAGGCGCAGCAGCTCTAGCGGATTCAGCAGCTGCAGCAGAGGCCTGGAGGGCTTGCACAGCGCCTGTGAGGGCATTGGTGGCGCTGGTGAGCGCGTCGGTGGCAGCGGACATTGCATCAATCCTTTTGAGGAGTGAGCGGAGGAGGGAGACGAGCTCCCTGTCACCGCTCATGGGGCCGGGGGGGAAGTGAGGGACGCCTTGTACTTGAGGAGGTGAGCATCAATCTCGGCATGCAGGGCCGCGCCCAGGCGGTCCACGCCGTCGTTGACGAACTTGTTGAAGGGTACGCTCGCGCCACCCGTCAGTCTGGCCAGCTCGGCGTCCAGAGCGGTCTCAATGGCAGGCACGATCGCTGCGATGGACGCGCCAATGTCCGTATCCGCCAGATCCAGCGCGTTCGAGGCCGCGTGCTTGAGATCTGCTGTTACAGTGTCAATCGAAGCACTCATGTCCGGAGAATGCGCGATCAGGGCCTGGGCCCAATGCAGAGCCTGCTCCACGCCCTGAATTGGGCTGATCTTCTTATTCAGAACGTCGGTCAGAATGCTCATGAGTGTTTCCTGCGTGGGGGGCCACTGGGGCGGATCCCTACTTTTACCACAGGAAAATCACTTAGGGCAGAGGCTTGCCCGTGCCGCGTTGTTGGCGATGATCTGCTTGACGGTCAGCTCGCTGTCGTCCTTGGCCGAGTACGAGACCGTCTTCCAGACCAGACAGACCGGATCAGGCGTTGTCGCGGTTATTGGGGTCTGACTGTTCAACGGCGCGCAGGCCACCAGACTTGAGAAAGCGGCCAGTGACAGCATCGCGGGCCATGTTCGCAGCAGCAATTTGGGCAAGGCTCTTCTCCTGGGTCTTGAGCTCGGTTTCAGCGGTTGCAGCAGCTGCGGCCTGGACCGCTTCCTGCGAAGGAGCCGGTGTCTGCCTTAACCATAGGCTAGCAAGCCACTTCAGGATGTTCAGAAAGAAGCTCATGCGTGCACTCCCGTCTCGAGCTCGTCCATCTCGCGTTTCGCGCGGGCCGGCGTCTGCTTGGCCCACTCTGAATCAAGGCCTGCAGCCTTGGCCAGATCCCATTCCTCAGCCCTCACATGAGCCAGCATCTGCTTGAACTCGAGCAAACCGCCGATCCCCAGCTGGAACGCCATCTTGACCAGCACATTGGCTCTCACGTCGTCCAGAGATCTCCACCAGGGGATGACCACGTCCATCTGACCACAGGTGTGGTCTATGTCGTGATCCAGCTGCTCGTCAGCGGCCTGCTGCGTCCACTGGAGGCCTTCATGCACATCCGGGCCTGTGTGCCCATAGCCGATCGTCAGGACGTTCAGCGTGTCTCTATAGGCCAGCAGGCGGCATCCTTCCTCGCGCTCGAGGTCGGTTGTCAGGAGATCTCGGTTCATGGCTGTGGCGGCTTCTTAGGAGGTTGGATGAGAGCAAACGCGCCCATGATCACAGGCATCAGGAACGCATCAGGCGCTCCTGCTGCACGGCAAACGACGCAGAACAGGATCACGACGAAGGGCAGGGTGTAGATGTAGTCATCCTGGGTCATATCATGCCGCCGTGTTAGCTATCAGGATCCCTTCCAACTGGATGGATCCTTGAGTAGCGGTGGTGACGTTCAACTGCCACTGCACATCTGTTTTTGCGGCGTAGGCTCGGGGGGAAACACGGGTGCTGTCATATCCCGCGCCTTGGAACGGCGCTTGCAGGAATATCTGCGTGATGCCGGTGCTGCTCTGCGTATACACTCGGTACAGAGTGATATCTGTTGCTGACGGAGGCGGGCAAAATGCCTGGACCCGATACAGATAGAACGTGTACCCAGCCGGCACCGTGTAGATGCTCATGCTGGACTTACCCTTGGAGATCGTGGATCCGTTGAATGATCCGGTGTTGATCTGGGCGTAAGTGACGCTCTTGCCCGCGTTTGTCAGATAGATGGTGCCCACCGGATTCGTGGTTCCGGTCACCTGGATGCTGTTGATCCGCAGATAACTGTTGACCGTGGTCACGCCCGTCGTGCCGTTGGTCAGGACCAGCGTCTCGGACAGATTGTTGTAGTTGGCATCCAGCCCGCTGATCAGGATCGACACAGCCGTGTCGGACGCAGACGAACTATAAAGCAGCATCTGGATCGCGGAGGGCGGGAACACGTAATATCCCGCCACTTCCCACATGGGATAATAGTTCCCGGCAGTGATGGATCCCTGATAGCCCTGTATCGAGACCGTGGAAGCACCAGGCACCAGACCTCGAGATACCTGTGTGTGCCAATCTGCCGCAAGCATTGACTCGGTGCTGGCCACCCCGGCTTGGGTGGATAAAATACCACCCGCTGCCGAGTAACTTGACCTTACATAAAGCAGGCTCTGAGCAGTTGAACCATTTACGACCCTGATGCGCGAGAATTGAGCGACTACAGGGCTTGAGATGGTCGCTGGCGCGCTGCCGGTGATCGGCAGACTTGCGCCCACATTCCAGGTCACGCCATCGCTGCTGAAGTCAATGTAGGCGGTGCCGATCTGGTCGGCAAAAACAGTCGCCACAAAAAATGCCCACGGGGACACAGCACCCAATGTGCCAACCCCATAGGCATCTCTCGCCGCGCCAGTAAACGTCGCACTAGCTGACAACGGAGTGGTCGTCTCAAGTTGATAGACGGCGTTCGTCGTCATGGTGCGCCTTAGACGTTCGTGAACGCCGTGCTGAGGTTGAGCTTGGTTTGAATGGTCGAACCATTGGTCACGACCACTTGGAAAAACTGGAAGCAGACCGGGGTGT